AGGAAACCAATGGGCGATGAAGCATCAGCAGTACCTGAGTGGGCAAAATCCAGCCTCCCTGAAGCGCTGCACGATGTGCCTTTCCTGAAAGATGCTGACTCGCCCGAGACATTCAAGCAGCGCCTGGTGGATGCCGGCCAGTACATGGGCAACAGCCTGCGCCTGCCGAGCAATGACGCGGGCGACGATGACAAGAAGGCGTTCTACACCAAAGTGATGGAGCGCGTGCCCGGCCTCATGGTCACACCCAACCTCGAAGATGCCGAGGGCATGCAGTCCATCTACGCCAAGCTGGGCAGACCGGACAATGCTGACGGTTACTCAGTGCCCGAGGGCGCCGGCATCGAGGGCGAGGCGCTGGGGCAACTCAAGTCACTCGCGTTTAAGTCCAACCTGACGCAGCAGCAGTTCGCGGCCTACGTGGCCACGGTATCCGAGACCAGTAAGGCGCAGACGGAAGCGCAGATCGCCGCGCACGCTGAAGCCATGTCAACCCTCCGTGGCGAGTGGGGCGCAGCCTACGACCAGAACGTGGGGCAGATCGCCGCGCTGCTCAAGACCAACACCACCACGCCGCCGTACATCATCGAGCAGCTGGAGAAGGGCAACCTGCCCGCTGACCAGGTGCGCTGGTTGCACTCGATTGCCGCCACTGTCAGCAACGAGGACGGCCAATTCCACAAGCAGGACCCCAACAAAGCGCCCGCCATGCTGTCGCCGCAGGAGGCATCCTCGCGCGCCGACGAGATCACCCGGCGCATCATGGACACCGGGCCGAACAGGCCATCACGCGACGAGCTGGCAGTGCTCCAGAAGAAGGCCGAGGCTTACGAGTACATGGCAGCTGGTCAGCGACCGCCGCCCGATCTGATGCGGTTCGTGCAACAGTAACCAGCAAAAAGTTATTGCCTGATCAAAATCTAAGTGGTTAGGATTCGCCTGTCCGTGGTTGGATCGCCGGTAACGGTCCCTCAGTCAGACCACAAACACCTGGGGTAGGTGTAAAACTCCCAAGTCACACAGGTCCGGTTGGCCGGGTCGCCTTACGACGAAATGAACTTTCAATTTCGCTAAGGAGGCCGCCAACATGGGCGCATCAGCAGACCTGGTTAAAGTCACAACCTTCGAGCGCCGCGTGCGCTTTCTCGCCCAGCAAGGCATTGCACGCCTGCGACCATGGGTAATGGAAAATGCAGAAGGCGGCGAAGCACATAACTTCGAGCGCCTGGGTGTCGCAGAAGCGGTGCTCAAAACTACCCGCAAGACCGCAACGCCTGACAATGACACGCCCTGGTCACGCAGGAAGTCCATCCCGAACATCTACCACCGTGGTGATGTGTACGAGAAGGGCGACATCAACCAGATGCTGGTCGATCCCAATTCCTCGTATGTGAAAGCCCAGGGCATGGCCATGAAGCGCGCCATCGATCTGGAGATTATCACGGCGGCTGTCGGCGCATCACGAGACGGTGCTGGCGCATCGGTCACGTTCCCTGCTGGCCAGATCATCGGTGCGGGCGCTACGCCCATCACCTTCGATCTCGTGACCCAGGTGCAGGAGAAGTTCGCCAACAACAACGTGGACCCCGAAGAACCCAAGGTGTTCGTCATCACGCCGGCACAACAGCGCCGGCTGCTGCAGCTGACCGAGGCGACCAGCCGGGACTACACGATGATGGACGCCTTGCGTAAGGGCTACGTCGATTCGTGGATGGGCTTCACCTGGATCGTTCACACCGGTCTGCCGACATCAGGCACCAACATCAAGGACAACTTCGCGATGACTCGCTCGGCGATTGGTTTGCAGATGAACCAGGACGTGAGCACCGAAGTCGCGAAAGACCCCTCTATCAGCTTCGCGTGGCGCGTGTACAGCTACCTCGAAGCCGGTGCGATTCGTGTCGAGGACGAGCAGCTGGTCAAGATCCCGCTGAACGAAGTTCTGTAATCCACCGACCGCCGTCAGGGTTCGCGCCCTGGCGGCATGATTGAGGAACCCAGCATGAAAAAGAATTTCGCATTTCAAAACGACGTGGCGCTGATTGTGTCCCTGTTCGCTGCGGGCCTGTCACCTGCCGACATCTCCGACCAGACCAACATCGAGCAGCAGCTTGTTGAGGACCTGGACCCGGCCAAGGTGTCTGCAGTGGAGGAGGAGCCGGTCGAGTTTTTGGCCAGCGATGCCGCTGCAAAGCTCGCGTACGACAACGGCGTGGACCTGGCGCTGGTCACTGGTACCGGTGCCAACGGCAATATAACCAAGGGTGACGTCGAGGCATTCATCGCCGCGCGGGACGAAGGCGGCGAGTAACGCACCCTACAAACGAGGGGCTTCGGCCCCTTTTCTACTTCTGAGATGAGACGCCCAAGGGCGAGATGAAAGAGGAAGTGCAGCATGACTATCGCGGCAAACAGATCACTTAGGCTCGACGCGCACAGCGCAAAATCAAAGATCGTCATCGCAACTGGCGCGCCCACGGTCGGTGTTAATGACATGGCCATCTGGTTCGGCTCCAGCGTCCCGCAGTATCGATCACAGATTAATCTTGGCATCCTGAAAACCCTGCAGGCGTACCTGAAAAGCAATGCCCGCAGCGGCGTGACGAAGGTCCACTTGCCGTACACCGCCACCAACGACACAGCTATCGTCGTCAATGGCTCACCCGGCGCTACTCACATATCGATTCATGTCGGCTCAACGCTGGCCACAAAGCAGCAGACGCACTTCATTAACCGCACGCTCACACGGCTTTTTGAGGGCTATCTTGAGCTGGCGAAGCGAGTCTAGCCGATGACCGCGATGGTTGATTGCCGCTTCGCTGCGCTCCGCTTGCTGGGCCACACCGGCACCACTTCGGACATGCTGCTGGCGTGGCTCAAGGCAGAAGGCGGTGCGACCTCGGATTCCGTCAACGATGCGTGGGTGGAAATGCTCACCGTGCAGGGTTTTCCTCTCAGCACCTACGGATCCGTGCAAGACGCCTGGTGGGCGCTGCTGCGGTCTCTCGGGTACACCGGTTCACTGGCCGACATGGAGAAGGATTTCTGGTGCCTTGGCGGCGGCTCTCTGGCCTCTGTTTGGATACTGCTATCAGGTGCGTGGAACGACGCGGGCGTGTGGCTCGACGGCGCAGTTTGGATTGACTAAAGGGACACCGAAATGACCAGGCAAACAATCAACAACGGTGAAGATGGGCTTGTTGTCCGAAACAAGATAAACGGCAATACAGACGAGCTGTATCGGGCTGCGCTGGGCGCTTCCCGGCTGCGCTTGAAGCCTGTGGGTGAGCCCATATTTGTTTTATTCACCGGCCAATCCAACGCCTTGGGCCAGAATGTAGCGCTGACCTATGACACGACAATCAATCCCGAGGTGTTTGACTGGAACGCCCCGACTGGCTCCTCATCCTACGCCTGGAATGTGTCCGACCCATCGAGAAGCTGGGTTCCTCCTGTAGGCGGAACGGCAGCCGTCGGTATGCGCGGAGTCATAGGTGGCAACCCTGCCGGCAGTCCAGCATGGGCCATGGCGAACATGCTGCAAAAGGCAACGGGTCGCCGGGTTTATGTTCTGAGCGTCACCGAGTACGGTGCCAACGCCTCCAAATGGCAACCGGCAGGCACTTGCAACGTCGAACTGGCCGCGCAAATCGGTCCCGCCATGGCAGCGGCAGGCGTCACCAAAGTCGACATTCTGGTGTGGCTGCAAGGCGAGTCGGATAAGACCGCAGGAGCACCCGCGTTTTCTTACGCCGACACCGTGAAAACCATATTAACAACCCATGCCTGGGCTGGTGGATGGTCTACCCCGAACTACACCCACAACATCATCGTGAATATTGGCGATGACTGGGGACCCTGGAGCGCTCACTGGCAGCTCGCACAGCTGCTGGCTCCGCACAGTAGTTTTGTCAGCACACAAGGCCGAGAAGAGGATGGGGTTCACTTCCTCGGTGACGCCTCTTGCTTCATCGGTGAGGATTGCGCGCAAGCCGCCCTTGTTGGGCCTGTGTCTGTGGCTCAAAGAAAGGACCATGTGTATCAAGCATTTCTTTCGGGATCATCAGTAGGCACGGCAGCATTTACCATTGAATCTGGGTTCATCGGTAATGGCCAGCTGCTAATCTACGCTCGAAACGCGGATAACTCCAAGTTCCTGTCGGCAACCGTGATGTACTGGTACCAATATACCGGGAGGCTGGGCACTGCTGTTCTGGCAACAGCTGGCGAATCTGGATTCACATACACAGTCGGGGACTTCATAGGACTTTTTGGGTCGCTGAATATAGCCGGAACTGCCGGCGAAACCTGGTACTGGACAGTGTGCCAGACCAAAGCGCCGTCCGTTACTGCGCCATAAGATTAGCCTGCGGAGTAGAGCACGTTGAATATTGGCGGGTTTGGCTTATCACTCAATGGCTCAAGGTTCAGGGTTCACGGAAACTAGTCACCAAGGAATAAAAAATGTCCAACGAAAGTAATCCTCTATTCATTCAGGCCGCGTGGGGCGCGCTGCCAGAGCCATTCAAGGCCGCAATCCTCGCCACCGTGATCGCGATACTGCGCGTCATGTACGACGGTCGGGAACCTCGGTTCATTCGCAGACTCATGGAGGCTTGTTTGTGTGGCGCAATCGCATTCGGGTTGGCCACCGGGCTTGAGGCTGTGGAGGTGCCCTCCGGCATGGCCACGTTCATTGGTGCGGCTATCGGGCTGCTGGGCGCGGACAAAGTGCGCGAATTCGCCCAGCGCTATGTGTCATCGAAAGTGGATGGGGGCAACCAATAGTGTGGGACAGCCGCTACTTCAAACGGTCTGAGTTCGCCTGCCAGTGCGGCTGTGGTGCTGACACCATCGACTACGAGCTGGTGCGCGCACTGGATGACATCCGTGAGCACTTCGACCGCCCGGTGACCATCACGAGCGGCGTGCGCTGCGAGTCCCACAATCGCGTGGTGGGTGGCTCTGCGGGCAGCCAGCACCTGCGAGGCCGGGCAGCAGACATCATCGTCTATGGCACGCCGCCGCACCTGGTCGCAGAGTTGGCGGAACAGATGGGGCTCGGCGGCGTCGGCAGGTACGACACCTTCACCCACATCGACACGCGGCACAGGAAGTCGCGCTGGAAGGGGTAACGCATGGCTGACCGTGAAGGGCACCACCTGCAGCAGGATTTCAGTGGCGGCGAGATAGGCGTGCAGATGTTCATGCGCGAGGACACCGCGCTGCACAAACGGTCGGTGCTGGAGATGCGCAACTTTTTCCCGACACAACAGGGCACCGCAGCACGCACGCCGGGCACCAAGTTCATCCAGGAAGTGGCCGCGCCATCTGCGCGCATAATCCCCTACATCACACCCTCTGGTGCCTACGCGGTCGCCCTGCTCACCCCCAAGGTGGGCGGCACCAATGGCAACCTGACCGTGCTGGACAACATCAACGGCGTGGCAAATGCGCCTACCAAGTCGCTGTTCAATAACTACGTTGGCACCAATGGCAGTTTTGTGGATGGCTTATCTGGCTGGTCTGCACTGCCGGTCGATTACGTCTCCAGCAAGAATAGCGCTCTGCTGGGGTTCCATGTGGAACCAAACTACCTGTCATTGCAGTTGCGCCGTGGGCACGACATCCCGGCCAGTGATCCGAACGTGGCCACCGTTGCGCAGGGCTTTGTGATCCCGGAGACCACGACACAAGTCATTGTCCAGCCCGACATCCGCTACGTGGCAAACTACGGCAGGGGCAACGGCAAGAACTACCCCGTGACCGTGCGGATTCGCGTGGGCACCACCTGGAACGGATCAGAGCAGGGATCTATCGAGGTCACCAATCTAAGCCTGGGAGCGCCAACGTACAACACCACGAGCGTGATCACGGGCACGTTCACTGCCGGGGTAACGTACTATCTCACGCTGGAGATATCCGCAAACCCTGGTCCGGGCAGCGATGGCAATGCAACGCACCATCCTGTGTTTCAGGTGCACGATCTGAACGTGCTGTCACTGGTCACCACAACGATTGGCAGCAACCTGCTGACTGCGGTGGTGCCATACTCCGAGGCGCAGCTCAAGGATGTGCACTATGTGCAGTCGCCCTACACCGCGCAGGCGATCACCGGCCATGGCGTCGGCAAAGAGCTGGT